CAGCCTCAAGGGAGAACCGAGAACGTCCAAGGGTTCCAAGTGGCATCCGAGGATCAGCAATGTATTTTGCTGGGGCGTACTGCTGGTTGATGATTGTCCCTAATCGGGCGTTGATTTGCTCCGAACTTTTGCCAGTACGGGCAAGATACTCAACACTAGCCGAAAGTTCTTTGGCAATTAATGGATCGGGAGAGCTAAAATATCCGTCAGTATATTCCATGACATATGCCTCTGGGCTTATGCCTCCCAGAGCTTTGCTCAACGCAAGGTCAGACTTTGGATCATTACGTCGCTCGATAAGCGCGGTTGCAATATCATTAACATTGCCACCGATTGAGTTACGGATGTCATTCACATCTGTCAAGAACTCAACTGCGTCAGATGTTAAAGCATTGCCAAATCGGTTAATGCTAACACCAGATGTTGTCGGGTCACTTGATATTCGCGCAAAGTGATTCAGAAGAACATCAGCCCCATTGACTGGCAATCCAGACACAATCCTATTGAAGTCATTAATCATGCCCTCAGGCTGAACGGTGAGAAGAAGAGAAATGACTTGGGCAGTCTCAGAGGAAGGATCGTTTAGATTGATACCTTCAATATCAAGAATTTCTTGAGCAAGCTTACGGTCATCAGGCATATTAGTATTGCCACCGCCTTGCATTAAGCGGGTCACATTTTCCTGCTTAGTAACCGCAGCCTTACGAATTTCCTCTTCGCGGGCAACACCTACTCTAATGTTATCAATGCGACCAGTAACGTCGCTTGTGTTATCTGGAGTTGTCTTTGCGAGAATGCTTTGACCAAGGGCAATAGCCTCTGGCGTCATGCCTTCTGATCTCTCACCCTGCGTCTTAACAAACGTAGACAGCTGATTGAGAGACCTAGAGTCCATCCCAGAAGTGTTAAGATTAATTATCCCATAAGCTCTCTGCTTATTGAGGCGGTCTAATTCGCCTTGGCCCTGCTCTGCTGTCAGTGATGCTCCAACTTCATTGGCGACACGAATACGCATAGCCTCAAACTGAGCATCACTAATGTCTCCAAGTGCGGCCTCTTCGCCTAATGCAGTGACATCTTGAGCCAGATTGAATTGTGCAATTTGCTTGTCTCTTGAGTCTCGGATTGAGTTAATGTTCGCGGACAACACCTCACGAACAAAGCCTGAGTCTTCCATCGGATTAAACAATTCCGAAGAATGCATAGCATAAACAAATTCTCTCTGCTTGGGGGAGAGATTAGCCATATCGGATGGGTTCTTGCTAATTGCCGCAACGCGCAACTCTTCGACATTACCTTCAGCAGCAGCTTGAATAAGAAGCGGGCGCAGCATTCCTTGACGGGCTTCCGTCGAGCTTGCGCCATACTGAGATTCGGTCAAATTACCGCTTAGAAACCGTTGCTCTATGTTCTTGTTCACATTGCTTAGAAGCGAATCAATTGTGCGAATGCTGGCATTAATTGTCTGAGGATTATCTGAGGTGAACCCAATTACGGCAAGCTGACTTGACATACTCACTCGATCGTTAAGGGTGTCGTTATAAGTTATCGCCTGTCGTCGCGCCTCTGCTTCTGCCTGCGCCTGCATCTTCAGGAGGTTATCGCGCTCAACGGCGTCATAGTCTCCGCTAACATTAGCGCTGTGGCTAAGAACTGTTTCGATATTCTTTGGCTCAACGTGCCTAATCAAGGCCTCAACTTGTGGTCGAAGCTCAACAGGAACGCTTGTCATCTCACGACCACGGGTGCGAATTGCGAGGTCAACAGCGTTTCGATCCGCAGCGCTTTTTGTCAAGCCGTGTATATACTCAACCCCCCCTCTAGCAGCGGCGGTGTTCATCGCTGTCCGAGCCTTGGAGCCAGAGCCAATATTGACTAGCCCCGACGATTCTCCATTAGCGACATTGCTTACTTCGCGAGACACAACGGCATCTACATCACTAGACTCAGCGCCTTCAACTGGAACAAATCCACCAGCCCGCGCCAGCTCATAGGCGCTATCAGTTGATTTCTCCAAGTTAGCAGCAATTGATTGCGCCAGTTGCTGTCGAGCGCGTTCTGCTGCGCGAGATTGAATGTTCAGTTTCGTGCTTGCTAGGAAGCTGCTGCCGTTTTCAACAATAAAGGTTTTGTATTTACCTTGGGCATTCTCTGACATCGAGCCAAGGTACTCGCTCATTACCTTCTCATACCCATTGGCGTCATACGGATACTTCTGCGCAATCTCTTGCGCCTTTAGCCGTAGCTCATTCTCCATCGAAGCCTCGAAGCGACGATCGACAACGCTCTGATACGACTGAGCAGCAATGCGGCCAAAGCCAGCAGGTGCCTTGAATGCTTCTGGCTTGCCAGTCTCAGGGTTAAATGTACGCAGGCCTTTATCCTCGACAGCCTTCGCTGCGTCTACGCCTCGCGTCTGCGCATCTTCGGCAGCAATCTGGAATGTGGTGTCCGTAATCTGATTGGCAAAGCGGCTGATGGCTTGCCCAACTTCGCTACCACCACTGCTAGCGCGGACAACCCCGACAGGCTGGTTGAATACTTGTGTACGTTGCCTAATCACAGCCATGAGTTTTCCTACCGTGCCATTCTATATTTGGTGAGACCAGATGTGGCTGTTTCAGCAGCCGCAAACAATGATGAAGTACGTGCAGAGCGACCATTGGCCCGCTCTGCCGCAGCCTGCTGTCGGCTGCGAAGGCCCTCAATTTGAGACTGCTTCTGCATACGACCTAAGTCAGTACCAACAATTTCTTTTTGCTTATCCATGAATGCTTTCACGCTGCGATCTGCGCCTATGTCGCGACCTGCTGCGGCAAATAATGCAATATTAGCTGAGCTTGCTTGATCGTATTCCTCTAGCCTTGCACTAGCCAACTGCTCTGCTTGGGCTTTCCCGAGAAGCCTTTCAGTCTCGATCCCATACGCATTAAGTTCAGCCTCTCTTTGCCTAGCCTTGCCAGCACTAAGCTGTCCGAAGATAGAAACAATTGAGCTACCAATCATTAGGGATGCTGTAATCGGGTCCATTAGAGTATTAGCTCCGCGATAATGCCGTTGACCTGCATCGGCAGTGGTTCTGATTGTGTGATGATCACTTGTGGATCGCGATTGTAACCCAAGATTCTAAACTCATGCTTGCCGTCAATCGTACCCGTAATCGACTTGCTGTAATTATTTACACGCACAGACGCAGTATTCTTCAAGTCCAGCACAGCGGATGTAATTCCTCGAACACTACCAGTCGCAGGACCGCCACCAGTGGAAGCGTCAATTGGGTTCGTTATAATCTCAGCAGTGAATGGCAATCCAACGTGATATACCTGACCAGCGCCACCAGCAATGGTAATTGCACCAGAGGCTATAGTGTACTCTCCGATGTATGAAAGCCCATCCTCACTAACAACAGAAACAAGAGTGCCGTCTGTAAAGACTGAGCCAACAGAAACCACGCCGCTTCCGTTTGCGGTTTGAGTGATGTAGCGATCAAGACCAATTTGGCCTGTGAACTCACAGAGACACATTGTCCCATCTTCGTTCCAAACGTTTACAAAGGAACGACCATGCGTTGCACACACAGAAGCAATATCCCCAACGGTTGTAAGACGAGTCCATCCAGCCCTACGCTCTGACCTGTTTGAGTTAAACAGCGCAACATCGCCGTTTCCGTTAGAAATCATAGCGTATGATTCTGGCGTTCCAAATCCACCGTGGACGACAGTCATATACTTTGGATTAAAAATAAGGTGAGAAGCAATTGTAGATACAGCGGTAGCTGTGTAAGCATCCTCGCCATCCGTATAGAGATATTCTCTAACTGTTCGACCGCCATTTTGGATAAACAACGTACCGCCATCCATAGATACTGGCTGAGTAAACTCGCATCCATAAGGCGTCTGCAATCTAATCTGAGCATTCGTAGGCGTTACCGCTTGATTCAGGTATGTTGGAACATATAGTTCGCCAGCCGCACCAAATATCTGGAGGTCACGGTTTGAAACTAAATATCGAATAGAGTTTACTGTTCCTGTAGCCGCGACCAGCGCAATTGATTCGTCATCATTCGCATCACCAACGTTAAAGTCAAAAAACGATCCGATAGCACTCATCCAAATTGCATCTGGTTGAGCAATAGTACCCGCAAAGCACAGCCTGTTTTCATGAAACACTACAGCCGCAGGATAGCCACGAACAGCAGAGAAACTTTGCTCACTCCATTCTGCTGTAGCCGAATGAGTCGTGATTTTAACATAACCACCGCCATCCTCTGAGGTATTGGCAGTACCACCAGCAGTGTAGTACCAAGTATTTTCATCAATAATGCCAGCAACTGTCCTGCTTCCGTTTACCGATCCAGCGTTTATTCCGCCTACAGAGGCAGCGTCTTGCACGACAATAGATTCTCCACCAGCATAACCGTGGTCAAGATGTGTAACTTCAATTGTGGCGCTGCCTTCAGTTGTTCTCAGTGGGTTGAGAATAGAGAGCCTAATTCTCAATGTGCCGCTAACAATACCAGAGGCTACAGTTGGGCTTGTATAGCCAGTCACATCAATCTCAGTATCATGGTAGCGGATAGTTGAGCCAACATGGTCTGGCGTCCAGTAAGGGGCGCTAGTAGTTAATGTAATATTTCCAGATGAATTGCTTGGGTCTAGAGTAACGCCTTTAGCTTGAAAGCTAGTATAAGGCTGGAAGGTATAAGAGTTATCATAGCGCCGATCAAAGCTAAATGGCGTGACCTCGAACGAAGTAAGGCTGGTACGAATCAACATACGCGGCATAAACAGCGGGTGGCAGATGAACATTACATCGCCATACTGAGCAAAGGTATATTCCTTGATCCAATCTTGATCGAAAGGCAGCGCATTTGAATTGGTATCCAGCGTAACTGTATCAACAAGAGCGACTGAACCATTTGGATATAAGAAGAAGGCGCGAACCTTTTCGTGTTCAACGGAAATAATATACTGCTCATCGTCGGAAAACATAAACCGAAACAGATGTGACTGGTCTGGATAAAGCGGATCAAAGGTAAGACCAGAATAGGTATAGATATGCTTGAGGCCATCACGCTTCTTAACGCTCCCCTCAGACATAACAATCATATTCTGTAAGCTTTGCGCCGAAGAGGCATAGACGGGAGTATCACTCCGCATCAAAAGAGAATCACTTACTTCACCGAATTGAAAGCTATTAATTGGAACGCGAAGTTTCTGCATTAACTGCGCCTTTGAGCAATGAACCTAGAAGTAGAGAGCCGTTGTGTAGTTTGCCTTTGAGAGTCAAGCCGTCGAGCTAGCATCATTTGAGTTGCTGCCTTTTGCTCCATCATTTGCGCAAGGGTTGCGTCTCGCGCAGCAGATGTAGCGAGAACAGAGGCCATCGAATACTCAACGGCAATCGTAAAGTAGGCAGGCCACATAGACTCGTCAGCGCGGAATAAGTAATCAGCAACAACCTCTTCAGTATCCGAAGTATCGCAGAAAATCTTATTGCCGTAGGTGTCGAAAACAATATTCAAGTCGTTAACAGTAACCGCTGACACACTGAGTGTACCTGACGGAAGCTGATAGGCAGCGTCGAATCGAGCGGTAGGCTCAGACTCAAGACGAGCAAGTAGGGACTGGTTGGTTGCAAAGCCCCAGCGAGAATTTGTTAATGCTGCCCTAGCAATGTCTTCATACATTGCCTCACACACATTTGCTTCTACTGTCTCTTCAGTAAAGGAGGAGATAGGAGAGCCACCCATCAAGATAGATGCGCGGGAACATATTTTAATCGCTGTGTTTGCTGTATCTGGCATATGGGATCGGGGGGCCGAAACCCCCCGCCTTTACTTAGTTGTTGTCGAGGACTTCGTAAATGCCGTTTGCGTCAATCGCAACAGCGCCCATAGACATCATGGATGTCGCAAGGTGCGCCACTTTCTCAGCAACATAGTTGATCTCAGTAGAGACATC